GGTGCCAAGAAGAAGGAGAAGGTTAAGAAGGTTGGCATGCTTAAGCCCATCCTACAAGAGGGTGCTGCAATGGGTAAGATGACCCATAAGGAGTACCACGACAGGTACGTCACCAAGACGTACACCTATAGCGACGGTACCATATGCCGAGTAGATGAGCCATTCTAACAACTAGGTACGTATGATAACCTGGGTTTTCTAGAGACCCAGGGCGAAATGCACACCTAAGCGCAGAAATTAGTTGAATATATAGGTTCAGCGAATACATGGGATTTCCTGCATGCCAACTTTCCGCGGATTTTTTACGCGAGAATTTTTTATATGGGGTTTCTATATAGCCCTTGCTTTTTAGAAATCCCAGTATAATATATATCCGGAAAGGAGAAATACACACATATGCCTACACACACAAAATCAGGCTATGAAATCCGACTCGAAGTATTGCAGATGGCAATGGGTCTGGTGAGCGAACGTTATCACCAGGTCTGTAATCAGATGCAGTATGCTGCTGAGAAGTCTTCGGAGAAGAGCTTTACTCTTCCTACGGATACTCGAGTAGCCGACGCTACCGCGATCGCTGAACAGTTGTATGATTTCGTAGAGAAGAAGTAAACTCTTCTAATACCGAATTAGTACGAGACCAGATCCTTTACGGGTCTGGTCTTTTTATTAGTAAGTACTAGTACCCCCATTATGAAATTTGTTGATTACTGGTTCTCTGTTACTCCTAACGGTGACATTATTATGGATGAAGAGCTTACCCCGGATATACTCCACGTAGAACAGGGCGACCGGTTCGAAGTAGTGATTGTGCCTACAGTAGGGGTAGTGCTGAAAAAAGTAAAGAAATCCGTTAAGAACGAGACTTAAAAATTTTTTTGCGCGAAATTTTTTAGGTAGAATTCCTATATAGGGGTTTTTTATCTTATCTGTGTAAATATATTCGTGCTTTTATTTAACGAGTTTTTCTATAGTAGCTATTATGTTATTACTGAGTCTCGCCGGTTTCCGGTATCCGTACGTAATAAGAACTATAAGAGACTCGAAGCTAGTTTAATTAAGGATCAGTCTTTTAGAGATGCTGCAGCTGAACTCTGGAGAACGTTTAACGATGATCCTGATGCTGCTGGTTTGGATTTTTTAGGTCTTAATATCCGTAATCCTCACGGGACGTGGTATAAACTAAATTTACGGATACCGGGTTCTAGAACCCATTACCGTATTCTAGGGTTTGAGCCTAACACGTGCCGTGGTTTATTAATCTGGGATTGGGTAGGTACACACGAAGAGTACAATAAGATTTGGGCTCAAAAGGCCGGTAACTTACCCGGTAACTGGTATATTAGCCGCGGGGGAGTGGAGCCTGGGAAACTCGATCCCTGGATGGATGCAGCTTGTAGGGCTGTTAAGAATGCTAAGGAAAAGAATTTACCTTATAGCCAGGCCGAGCTTGATGCCCGGGCTCTAAGAGCGGCTAAAGCGGCTAGAAAACAAATGAACTTGGGGATGGGGCGCCTACGGCGCCCAGGAATTAAAGTTTAAAAGTATGCGTAACAGTCATAATATCCTTTTTGAAAAATATATGGGCGGAGTAGTTAATTCTACTTTAGGGGAAGCTCGTAAAGGTCCTAGTACTGCAGTAGCTGATTTAGGTACTAAGGTTATGAACTTAAAGTTTGGTAAGTACAATCTTATTAAGAATGAAGAGACTGCAGTTACTACTTTTGATAATGCAATAAAAAAGAATTACATTGCTTCGGGATCTTTAGAGAACATTAATACCTTAATCGGGATAGGGTTTAAATTTGATAAAGCTTATTTTATTGTAAAGAGTGTCGGTGCCCCATCTACCATGGTACATGGAGTGGATCCTGATGGAGAAGAATTATATTTTATACGTAAGGGAGGTAATGCTATGGTGCCTCCGTACTTGTATTATAAAACCAAATATGGGCCCGCAGCTAATTTTTATAAAGAATTTGTTGCTAAAAATCCAGCATCGGTAGGTACTATATCTCCAGAAGAGATATTAAAAAACTTTCTTAGTAAGAACCGGGGGGAGAAAACCAGTGTAAAATTAAATTCAGATGGTTCTTATGATATAGTAGGAGATGTATTTTTAAGAAATGTTTATCAATCGGGCATTAAAAAAGTAAATTTACCCACTATACCTATTAAGTTTAATAAAATTACTGGAGGTTTTTATGATCATTCTAATGGGGCTCTTCCTTTAGAAAATTATCCTCGAGAAGTTAGCGGTTATGTCCATATAGAGACTGCTGATACCAATTTTAAAAATATACATACTGTAGTAAAAGATATTTCTACTACGGGGTATGACATGAGTGTTGGAGGAGAGTATACTGCTAATGCTAGTAGCATACAAATTTCAAATTGTCCAAATTTGGTTAGTTTAGATTTTTTCCCTAAAATTGATACTAGTACGACTGTAAGTATCAATGATTGCCCTAAATTAATAGATCTAGAAGGGCTCCCTCGGGTAGTAGCCGGTGGTTTAAGTATACAGAACTGTCCCAGTTTAAGATCTCTTAAAGGTGCGCCCGATCGTTTTACTGCATCGAGTAGATATCGTAAAAACGATACCGCTTCAATAAGACTATATGATTTAGATAGTCTTGAAACTTTACACTATATAACACCTTACAAAGGCTCTCTCACATTACAAAAAATACCTAACCTTAGGAGCTTAGAGGGAGCTAGTAGAATAGAATTAACTACTTTTGTTTTTTATGGTTTAGGTATAACTAATCTTGATGGGTTACCTTCAACTATGGTTGAATCAGATGAGTCTTCTGGTACAGGTTCTTCTTCATTTCCGGTCACAAGAACAATACGTAATAATATTCGGGAATGTAGTAATTTAGTTTCTTTGCAAGGTACCCCCGATGGTATACAGACTTTGTATTTGCAAAATTGCGGAGTTCTAAAAAACCTTAATGGCTTACCTCGTAATATGGCTTTGTTAACAATTGAAGGTTGTCTGTCTTTAAATAGTCTCGAAGGTATACCTGATGTTATTGAAGGGGATCTTCAAATAATTAATTGCCCTGGTATAACAGAGGGAGTGTTAACTTATTATGCGGTTGGAGATATTGTTAAAGGAGATATCTACATTGGGGACGAAGGGACTTCTCGTTTTAATAGCAGACCAATAGATAAATCCAGATACACAAGAGCAATAAGAGATAATATACTTAAAGGCTCTGAAGAGGCTGGGGTTAACTTAGACATTTAATAAATATTTTATATGTTCACTTCTATATTAATTGTAACCGCGATCGCTATTGGAACTATATTATTTTTTCGTTACTATTTAAAAGCTTCCAATTCTCCATCAGTACCCACCCCTCCACCTACTCCAGATTTCCCTGAAGTTACTCCAGAACCAACTCCTGATCTACCCCCACCGGTAACAGTTGATATAGGGTCTGAAACTTTAATTATTGAGTCTACCCCAGCGGTATCGACACCGGAACCTACTCCAACTTTAGATTTTCCTCCTATGACAACATTAGAAAATAATAATCCTGCTCCAGAAGAAGTCCCTGCTGTAGTTGATGCTGCAGTAGTTAACGAAGCACCTGCTGAAGAAGTAGCTGCTCCTAAAAAGAAAGCCGGTAAGAAGAAAGCTTCTACTGGTACCAAGAAAAAGAAAGGATAACATGAGAGATACCAGTTTCAATAAATTAGTAACTCTTCTTGAAGCAATTGAGCCTACACTCAATCCTAATCCTCCACGTATTGACGAAGAGGATCATGAAGTAGACATGGGCTACAGTCAAATAGAGTCTATCATGCGTAATGCGAAAGCAATCCATGATATACTTAAACAGCTTCCAGAGGGTACTAATCTTGAAGCTTGGGCTCAAAGTAAGCTTACCATGGCTGATGATTATCTAGTATCAGTAGCTGATTTCATGAGAACAGAATACGCTCATGATCAGTTTGCTGCTTACGATGAGGATACCGCTGAAGGTCAAGGTTTCAGTGAAACCGAAAACCCTCCTGGTAATCCAACTGACGAAGAAGCTCCTACTGCTCCAGGTAACTTTACAACTTAATAGCTAAACCCGTTCCGGGTATTTCAATAGCACCGCCGTCCTTAGGATAGGCGGTGTCTGTTTGTTCGAAGTCTTTATCATCGAATGGTAGGTATTTTAGTTTACCTTCCTCTTCTACTATCTTACCAATAATAGCACTATCCATATGCATACCGGTTAATAACCATACCATTTCGAAAATGGCAGTATGGTTCTGTTCGTCTACTCTAACTTCGATAAAAGCTTTGCTAAAAACTAATTTAAAATCATCCTGTACCTTTACATCGACCCGGTAATAGGATTCTCCTTCTTTAAGACCGTAATACTTAAATTTGTAATTGGATTTATTCTTTTTATTGAACAATTCAAAAGCGGGCTTTGTAAAGACCGAATCTTCAGTTTTCTCGATAATTTGATAGAATTGAGACTTAAACTTTGACATATGTAATATTTACCTTTTTTACTTGAAATTAAAAGTAAATATAATATATACCGCAACATATGCATTACCTGCCTAAAAAACTGCTTAATACCAATCCGTTAATTACTGCTAAGGAACAGTACCACTTGGTTCAAGTTATTGAGGGGTTTAAGAGCAGAGTACATGACTTTCTAGAAGCTAGAAAGGGTAGAGGGGAAAAAATTGAAAATGAACTACCCACTGGTGACGAAATTACCGCAGATGAACTTAATAATTTAATTGAGCTGCTGTCTGATATTGAAAATCGTAAAAGACCTATTACCCGTATAGCATATCTTAAAGCTTTAAATATCTTACAACAAGATATTAAACATTTACCCACCCTTAAGAATATTTTTAAAGAAAAAGGACTTACTAAAAACGTTGAAAGCCCTATTGAAAATATATTGGGCGCTAACACATCAAACCAAATTAATAGTTTGGTTAATTATATTAGAGGTACTGAACAAGTCACTGCTTCAGAATTAGCTAATAGGTCAACACCAGAAGCAGTAGAGAATTTATTCCCTATGCTTAATGAGGGTTTAGTAAAAAGTCTTTTCAATATAATAGTACCTGCAGGTGGTGGAAAAGGTACCGGGGCCGGAGAATTAGCTTTAATACTTTTACTTAAAGACGCCATACACCCGGTTAAAGGTGACGTACGGGTACCAGAAGGCTTAATTGAAGTAAAACAAGGGCAAACCAAAAGCAGTTTACACGGTGGACGTCTTACCGGGGCTAAAAATATATATGGTGATGTTCAAAGTGCATTCATGAAAAATTTTAGCGATATCATCGGGAACAATCCAAAATTTAATACTACATATTGGTATAATTTAAATCCAAGCAATCTCGAATTGTTTCAAAATATGTTAGAACAAGTCACTCAGTCTACCCCTCAACGCAATTTGAGAGAACAAATTGTAAGAGCATACACTAATAGTATATCTATATATCTTAAAGATTTTAACCCTGAACTAATAGCGGCTACTATTAACAATGCATTTGATTCGCAAGGACACCCTTTAAAAGAAGAACTAACAAGAGGTATATTTAAATTAAGCTTTATGTTCTATCATCAAACAGAACAGTTTAAATATTTTGCAGTGTTTGGAAATAATCAATTGCTGTTTAAAACGTACGAAGATGCATTAAACTCTATAGATACTCCAGGTGGTTTAACTTTTCCTAGCTCTGGTACCCCTAGCTTTCAGGATGACCGGGCTAACGCTTTTAAAGTAATGTTTTAAAAACTTTTAAAAAGTCTAAACGCTTTATGTAGACCAAACATATTGGTCTTAAAGTTACCTTCAACATCTGCTTCAGCATGAGGCATACAAATACGAAATGTTTTTACTGCTTGATGTATAGCTTCCCAGTCGGTCTTCTCTACAATAATTTCTAAACAGTCTCGGTGTAGATCAAACTCTTCGAAGTTTCTATAATCCCATTCCCAATGTACTAATTCGTAGGAACGATCTGCCTGCACATAATCTACACAGAAGTCATGACCCCACTTAGGTTTAATATGTAACAATTTACTAAGTTCGGGCCTCTTTTTAGCCGCTCTTTGTATTTGTTTTTTAGCTTCTCCTTCAAAACTATACCGTACCACGCAAAATGAATGATCTAGTACATATGGAGACTTTTCATCTACCTGTTCAAACCATCTTTGTATAACAGCACTCCATCCATCAGGATTGCCCGATTCATGTGCAAAGACCTTTTCACTATGCATTCCGATGCCATTAGCTTTATAATACTCTTGTTCAATCGGAAGTAACTCATAACCCTCTCTATCAAACTGAGTAATCTGACAAGTATAAAGCAAATTCTCATTCTCAATAGGTTTTACCAAATGTGGTATAGTAGGTAATGTGATACGATTAGGCTTAAAGAGCATAATATAATTTAATAGTTTATAATATTTAATCAATTGTAAGTATACAAAGATGCCAAAACCTAAAGAGCAAACTTTCTATCTAGGAAATAAAAACTTACCTGTACCCGATACTCAATTTGAATGGACACCAGAAATGGTAGAGGATTTAGAAAGAGCTAGAAAATCTATTTTACATTTTTCCCGTTTCTTTTATATTGTAAATTTAGATGAAGGTAAGCAACCTATTAAGCTCTATCCGTATCAAAAACGTATACTAAAAGCTCTAGTTGAGAATAGATTTAATGTGGTATTAGCTTCTAGACAAATAGGTAAGACTACTATTCTTACTATATTCGCTCTTTGGATGATTTGCTTTAATGATGACTATAGAGTACTATTAATAGCTAACAAAGAAGGTACCGCAAAAAATATATTTAAACGTATTCGATTAGCTTATGAAATGTTGCCTAATTTTTTAAAGCCAGGGGTTGTTAACTATGCTAAAGAAGGTATGGAACTAGCTAATGGCAGTTCTATTGGTATTAGTACTACTACCTCAGATGCAGCTAGAGGTGAATCTATTAACTGTCTACTTATTGATGAAGCTGCATTTATTCCTTCTGAGTTTATGAATGATTTCTGGGAGTCGGTATTTCCGGTAATTACCTCTTCTAAAAAGTCTAAAATTTTTATGCTTTCAACCCCTAATGGGGTAGGTAATTTGTTCTATAATATTTATACTGATTCTCTAGACGGGAGTAATGGGTGGCATAATGAAAGAGTCGATTGGTGGGAAGTACCTGGTAGAGATGAAAAATGGAAAGAAATGACTGTAAAAGCTTTAGGTTCTGCAGATGCATTTAATCAAGAGTATGGAAATGAATTTAGAGCTGCAGGTGAAAACGCTCTTGATAAAGATCAAATGGAGGAATTTGAAAAGACAGCTCCAGACCCAATATTAGAAAGCGAAGACGGGTGCTATCAAATCTGGAAGTCAAGGCAAGAAAAACATTTCTACATAATAGGGGTAGATGTAGGAGAGGGTATTAATAGAGCAAATTCTACTATACAAGTACTTGATATAACTGATTTAACTAACATTGAACAAGTAGCTGTATATGCAAATAATAAACTAGACCCGTTCAATTTTGCAGGTCGTTTAGTAGAAATTGCCCATGAGTGGGGCCGTCCGCCCTTATTAATTGAACGTAATAATTGCGGCGCGCAAGTAGTAGATGCCTTAGTGCATACTCACAATTATGAATCTATAGTAAAGTATACCCCTAGTATGGGTACTTATACTGACAAAGCAGAAAAAGATTCTCGCTTAGGAATATATTCTCATACTAATAGTAAATTTAACGGCATGTCTAATTTACGTTACTGGATGGGTACTTTGCGCGCGCTTAAAATATACGACAAAAAAACTATAGATGAGTTTAAAACTTATGTACGTCAACCTAACGGGGTATGGAAAAAACAATCTGACCGCTATTTAGACGATAGAGTTGAAGCTCTTATCTGGGCTCTATTTGTATTAGATACTAAAGTTATAGAACAGTTTTACGAAATATTAGAAAAAGATAGTAACGGCAAACCTCTTAAAATTTTACCTTTAAATTGGGACCCATATGAAGTAGCTGAAGCTAGAATTCCTAAACAAGAGGAACTTTATAATCGATTTGGAAAAGGTAAACAAGATACATTGAGTACAGTTCGTAATCCCGCTTTTATAGGCGGTAATGATAGAACAACAAGCGATGTAGATGAGCTTGTTGGTCAAGGGTGGCGTCCGTTAGGTATTAATAGTTCTAGCGGACCCTCTTACGGCTTTATTCAATAAAATAAAAAACCCGTTGATTGCTCAACGGGTTTAATTCTAAAAGCTTACTATGTCTTATTCGAAAGCTTTTTTACCAGTAGATGCAACTGTACCAGAACCTACTTTATTGTTTTTGCCTTGAAGAGCGGCATTATTGCCTTTTTCTTCTTTTGGCTGTGGTTCGTTCTTTAAGGTGCCTTTGTCGGCAGTGCCCTTTACGACCTTAAGATCGCTTACGGTCTTAATCTTAGCCTTGTCATGAAGCTGTTCTGACTTAGCACCAGAACCTACACCAGCATGACCGAGATCTTGGGCTTCTACCTCTTCTTCGATTGGAGCTTCGTGCTCGCCTTCCTCGCCCATATTCTCCATACCTTCTGCATCGGCAGAACCTTCGCCACCGCCAACTTCATCTTCAGCACCAGCGCCACCACCAAGCTGAGCCATTAATAGGTCGTGTAGCTTTTGAGCGGTCTCACGGTCAAGAGTAATTGTTACTTCAGTTGGCTCTTCTGCGCCCATATCGTCTCCGGTATCGGCATCCGCTGCTACGTCGTCAGCTGGTGGAACACCGGCGTCTGCACCCATATCAGCATCTGCTTCTTCTGTGAAAGGAATACGCTTGATAGCGTCTTCGTACAATTGATCGAATTTTAGTTTTGACATAGTAAATTTTGGTTTGTAATTATATTTATTATTCTCCCCTGCAGATTCCCGTACTTTTTCTTTAGAAGTAGTGTTTTTTGCAGCATCATCCTCGTGTACGTTTTCTTTTGAATCTTCTGCATCATCGCTTTTCTTTGTAGTATCTTCTGAAGTTTCAGCTGTTTCAGCCTTTTCTTCTTTTTTCATTTTACCTTTATCTGCACCAGGGTCTTGCTGCTTTGAAACTTTTTCAAAATTATTTCCCTTAAGTCCTTCAGGGCCGGTTTTTTTAGCTAAATGTACTTCATCTCCTTTTGCACCAGGACCACCGCCTAGAGCAGAACCTGGCTTTACTTGTTTATTTTCTGGTAGATACTGAGTAGCATCTGTTAAAAGTATTTCCTGCCTCTGTTCAACTATAGTTTCAATAGGTTTGCTATTACTTGCAATACCGGAATAAATTTCCCCTAGGCTAGATAAATCTTTTAGCTTCATTTAAATATATTTAGTTTAATTGGCTTTATTTCTATTACTTAGAGTAAATATTTTTAATGGCTAGCTATTTGTCTAAATACTGTACCGATACCGGTCCTTATGTACCACCAGGTACGGATGATGTAGGCCCTCAATTAAGTGGCGGATATAATTGTGTGTATGGCACAACTGGTTTTCGTTATTTGGATGTAGATAATACTAATTCAGAAAGACAGCTTTGGGAAAATTGGTGGAATGAACAAATCCGTATACATGGACAAGAAGTTAATTACTACATAAATGGATATAATTTATCCGCTCATGATTTCTTCTATGGGGAAATGCCATTAATACGCTATTCAACACCTTTACCAATGGTATTAGCCTTAACATTGAGTAATGATAACGTTGTATTAAGCAAATTCGGTTTACAAGGAGAGGCTGATCTAACCGCAATTATACCTATTACTACATTTACAAATGTAGTCACTGCAATAAGCGGCGTACTTTCTGCTGCAAATTATGAACCTAAAGCAGGGGATTTAATAGAACTAGCGGAATATGGCCGCACAAGACCAGGCGGGAGAAGTGGTAAAGTTTTTGAAATAACAGAACGCGTTGATGAAATGGGCGGTGAAAATAATCAATTGCTTGGACACTACGTGTGGATGATTAAAGCTAAGCGCTTTGATTTCAATTACGAATTAGATGCCCCACGTGAACAACTTATGGATCAAGTTTATGATAATAAATTTGACGGTCAAGTTAACAATTTACCTAAGGTACTAGAGACTAAAGAATATACTCAATTTGTTGATAAAGATTCTGCAGAGGTATTTAACTATAATGAAAATACTCAATCTAATACCGATGTTTATGGGGATTACGAAGATACAAATACTATAGTAAACTTTATTGGGGTTGCAAATACTGCCGGGGCAACAGTAGGTGCTTTAGGTGCTTCTGCAACGAATACATATATAGTCGTACAAAGCCCGAGCAATTACGCGCCAGTTCAAGCTGCATCTATTGCAGCAGCAAATACTACTCAGCTATCCCTTCTAGCAGCCTTACTATCCGGAAACCCGGCATTAAGCTCACTATTAATTTTACCCCCTTCAGGAGCTTGTTAAACGGCTTGCAATAATAAATATCTATATTCATGGCCGCTAACGACCCTACACTGATTTTTCCGCACGAGTTACCACAAGTAACGCCGACACTACCCGATTTAATATTTCTAGAAAGAAATAACGGGAACGGGACATATAGTTCGTATAGTACAGCATTAAGCGCTCTTTCAGCTGCCGGTATTGTAGGTCGAGACGGGGCTTCTGGCTATTCGGGGTATTCGGGAGCAGGAGAGTCAGGTTATTCGGGTTACTCAGGTGCGCAAGGTTCAACATCCGCCTCAGGGTATTCCGGGGTAAGTGGTTACAGCGGCATAAGCGGTTATTCAGGATCTGGAGTTTCTGGTTATAGTGGTTACTCAGGCTATTCAGGCGAAAGCGGCTATTCTGGTATTAGTGGTTATAGTGGTTATTCAGGGCATT